CGCGTCGAAAAGACCGCCAAGAATAGACGGGTCGCCGCCCGCTTGCTCGACATCGCGGCGGCTCAATTGGCTATCGCCTAGCGACTTAGCAAGCTGAACTCGCGCGGCGTTGAAAGACACAAAGTTATTGGTAGCCAGCGAGTCCCTGATCGCTTGCAATGCTTGATCAGCAGAGTTAATCGCCTTGAGTTGCGGCTCGATAGTAGCTTGCACTTGTTTGCGAAACGCAGGGATGTCTGCAAGCTGCTTATCGCCAGGCAATACGAACTGCGTTGCGCCCGACTTGCGTCTCTTAGCTTCTCTATCTTCCGCGAGAGCATTGACTGCTTTTACTTCAGCCTGCGTAAGGTCAGAGAACGGCTTGAAGTACAGTTCTTTGGCAATCGCCTCGCGGTCCACACCAAAGCGCTCCGCCGCGCCGCTAACGAGTTTGTCAATCTTGGATAGGCGGTTCTTAATGCGGGGGTCCGTATCAGCCACGCCATCAGCGCGGAACTGATCAATCTCGCGCTCCAGATTGGCAATCTCAGTTGGCTTGAGCTGCGAACGCAGGTCTTTGATCTGCTCACCCAGCACGTCTGCTCGGGCCTTAGCCGCAGGAACTTTCGTCAGCGCAAGCAGTTTGCCTCGCTCGGATTCGAGATTAGCGATTTGCTGTGCCAGCGTAGCGCGGGTCTGTGCCGGGGCCGCAGGAGCCGGAGCCGCAACAGGAGCAGGGGCCGCAGCAGGGGCCGGAGCAGGCATAGGAGCCCCACCAACAGGAGGCAACGGAACGCCCGTCAAATCGGATTGCGGGACAATCGTACCAACTCCCACACGGTTAACGATTGGTATACCTGCTCGCGTACCTGCGGAAACATCTTCAAATCTTATACCGGGCGCTACCGCCTCCGGAGCAGCAGCCTCCGGAGCAGCCGCAGGCGCGGCGGCTGGCGCCGCTGCCGCAGTCGGGTACAAACGCTCAAACGCGGCCCTCTGCGCCACAATATCTGCAAGTTCAGCCTGATCCTTAGCCGCTTGCGCTTCACTAGCCTTGGCCGCTGCTAGGCGCTGATTACGCTGCGCCATCTCGCTTTCCATCTTGCGAGCCACATCAGCCAATTGCATTGCCCCGACCGTATCGCCAGCCTGATTGAGCCTCTGCACACCCTGCATGATCGAATTCGGGTCGTTGTAATTGATCTGCCGAGCAATCGAGTTGCGCGTGCTGATCATCTGGAGCTGCGGGTCAGTACCGCCTAGCGCGCCTGCCAATTGGTACGCACCGCGACCGATGGCAAAGTTAGCCTGCTGGAACGGGTCAAGTTTTGCGTATTGCAGCGCCTGCTCGGCAGCGCGCTGCGCCTGTGCTTGCTGGTACAGCTCAGGCGTGACGCCGAAGAGAGATTGAACGATGTCGGCCATGATCTACCCTTTAGATTCCGAAGTCCATCGAAGAACTGTACTCAAGTGGCCTGCCCTGTCCACCATAGCCGTAGACGTTGCTGGGGCCGTCGCTAAACATGGACCGCCCTGCATTGATATACGGCGATACAGCGCGGCCAAATGCCGGGTTACTAGACGCATTAACCAGCGCCGTGGCAAACGGGTTGTAAGCGTTAGCCGCTGCTTGCGTTTGCGCTGAAGCCATGCCGCCACCATACAGCGCATTTGCGCCCGTCAGGTTGGCAATGCGACCGCCCAGCGCGGAGCCAAGCTCAAGAGCTTGCTGGCCCTGCGCCTCCAGCGACCCGACGCCGCCGAGATAAGCCTGGTACGGAGCCAGAGCGCCGACCTGACCCTGATAACCTTGCGTCAGGAGGTTGCCTGCGGTGCCGAGTAGCCCTGCGCCGAATGATGTCTGCTGCTGACCGGCCTGCATGGCCTCAGAGGCCAGAAGCGCATCTTGCTGCGCCAGGGCGTTATAGTACGCCTCCATCTCAGGAGTCGTTGCGCCCAAGCCTGCCGCACCGCTAGGCCGAGCGCCGGTAGCGCCAACGGACAGACCGCCTCGGCCTTGCTGGAACAGCGTGTTCTGAAGCTGCGCCATCTGGCGCTCCCGCGTCGGGGCCAGCAGCTCTTGCTGCCTCGCCATGTACTGCTGCGCGGCCTCTTGCGGCGACTGCGCGAGATACTGCTGCCCCAAGCCGAACAGCCCTTGAGCGCCGGTCTGCAAGGGGGCAAACTGCTGCTGTGCCTGCTCTGCTTGCGTCAGACCCTGACCAGACAGCGCCATCAGGCGGTCTTGGTACGCCCGCATCTCCGGCGAGATGGCGTACCCCGCGCCGGTAACTTGACCGCCAGGCCCGTACTGGAAGTTTGACTGACCAAAGCGCGTGGTAATGCCTACCGGACGAAAACGCGCTTCGTTGGTAGCAAGCTGTGCGGCTTCCCTCTGCGCGTTGGCCTGAGTTTCTGCGGCGTCTTTGGAGGATTCACCGGCCAAGTAGCCGCCAAGCAAAGAGGCGCCAGCAATAATGAATGGCATATCAAGCTCCAATCAAAACATCATCGACCTTAGACGGATCTTTCTCGTCGGTCGCATGGATACAAAACCAAACACAATCGGTCAGCGCCTTGACGCCGTGCGTCACGCCCGCCTTGATCTCAATGCAGGCGGGCGCTTCAATGATCTCAACATCCTCGCCCTTCATCACGGCCACCTTGCCTTTCGCCAGGATCGACAGATGGCTGAAGTCGTGCGTATGCTTCAAGATGGCTGTGCCAGCAGGGAACTCAGCCTGCTTGGCATACAGTCCGTCGCTGAAGTGATGGGTGATCACGCAGTACGCTTCCACATGTACACGGTGATGTACGGCTGATAGTTGGCGTTGGTGCCAGACGAACCAGTTGAGGCCACCGTGGTCGTGATGTTTGCGGTGCCACTGGCAGTGGTGAAGCCGTAGTTAGCCACCAAGCTCTCACTACTAGAAACTACGGATGTCGGGCCATTTCCAGATTTTGTACTTTGCGTCAACGATCCGGTGTGCGTATGGCCCGAGTCAGTCGATGTAGCCGTATGAGTGTGGCTAACAGTAATTGCATCCGCACTACCGCCAGTCTCTTCAGCAGTATCAAACAGCGAGTTTCCTGAGTCATAGCCAACCATGACTCGACCAGCACCGAACGCCGTCCAAGTACCAAAACCAAGAAGCGTTCCAGGGTTAGTAGAAACTACAGCGGTATAGATCGCGCCGACCGGAAATAGCGCGGCTTTAACTGCCGTGATTGCCGCATCAACATACGCCGTAGTTGACAGCGCGGTGCTGTTGTTACCAGAACTTTGCGTGACGCCCGTCGTGCCTGTTGGCAACGAGGGCGTGCCTGTGAACGTAGGCGATGCCAGATCAGCCTTCGTCGCCACGGCTACGGCAATGTTGACAAACTCGGTGTTGATCTCCGTGCCCTTGACGATCTTCAGCGGATCGCCAGGCGATAGAGAATCCTTCGTCGCGAAGTTGGTGCTTTGAACGTAGTTACTCATGACATCTTCCCATCTTTCGATTGGATTTCGATTTTCTGGATCGACAGCGCTGACCCATTAATATTGGATTCGTATCCGGTCTGCACCACTTTTCCGCTGCCAGAAGCAGACGCAACCAGCGTCTGCAAGGCAACACCACTAGAGTAGTAGGCCACAGGCGATCCGTTGGCACCATACTCGGCAACGCCGTACTCAGACACGCCTTGAATCGGAATATAGGTGTTGACTGACTGATAGCTGGTATTGAAGTCAAACCCCCACTTGATCGTCACATACTGATTTGTTCCGCCAATCACGACCGCCTTGATCTTCTTCAGAATCGAAGTGATGTTCTGATTCCCAAGATCGGCGTGGTTCGTGAAGTACTGGAACCGATAAACAGATGTGTCGTCTAGATAGGTGCTGTACTTGCCGATGTAGCCGTTCTTGCCGATCAGCACATCACCATTGCGCCGTGACAGCAAAGCCGTCGGCTCAATCGAGTCCCAAGTCGTCGTCCGAAACGATCCGTCTTGCAACTGGCCCCGCGTATCAAAGCAAAAGACCTGGCTGATAGAAGGCGTAGTCAGCAGATAGAACGCCTCAGTTTCTGAGTAGACCGACTTCACATTCGCCAGCGTCTCACCAGCGATAGCGGTCATCAGGTCATTACGGACATTCTTGGACAAGTCGCCCAACGGCGCGGACTTCTCGACAATCGTCCTGGCGAACGAACGCACACCAGAGTTGGACAGGAACAGGACATCCTTGCCCGTCGTCTG